TTGGTCCTTCCATGACAGCAATCATAGCATGTTCGACACACGGTACAGTTTTTAAAAATGCGTATAACTTTGGAAAATCATGTATTTTATGGTAATAATAATTTTGATTATATTCAAACCATGGACTGAGATCGTGAAAATAATACTTTTGTTTATTTTTATATAAAGTATCGTATTCGGTTTTTATATCAAAAAAGTGTTTTTGTACCCTCCATAAACCCGTGAAATTATCGACTGAATAATGTAGTTTATAAAAAAATAAATCTATAATCGAATTTCGTATACCAACCAGTGGACGCAAAGGTGTTTGAAAATATAATCTATCTATAGGAGATTTAATGTAATCGTTCAATATCAATAGTATTGGTATCATGAAAATCCACATTTTTTTATGTGTATATAATAAATGCCAGGATATTTACATGAAAAATACGCACCAACCCAAACACCAGAAGTTAACACATTAGAAAAACGATTTCTTGGTTTGACAAATGTTCAAATCGGATTATTTAGTTTACCAGCTTTTATTGCTCTTTCGTCAGTTGTATTACTCGTTCTTAACAAGAAGGCGAGATATAACCCAGCTGTTCTCGTTTCTTTGATTATAAGTTTAATACATATGTATCACCACTACACACTCGCTAAATTAGAAAATAAACAATAATTATATATACTATAAATGTTTATGGTCGAAGAACCGTATGGTATATCACAATTTCAAGCTTGGTTAATATCCCTTGCACTTGGAATTGTGTTATATAGACGCAAAAAACGTGGTGAAAAATATATTCAGTAATTATATATGCGCGTTCGTTTAAAAAAAAGTCCGCGTATTGATAAAAAGTTTAGAGTTACTTTTGAAAATGGGAAAATAGTTGATTTTGGAGCAAGAGGGTACTCAGACTATACAATACACAAAAACCCTTTACGTATGCGTTCATACGTAACACGTCACGGTGGGTTTGTTCCTCATATGGTACAAAAACAAACCGACCCTAAACTGGTTCATAAAAATATGCTTGATGTAACTCGAAGTGATAAAGAAAACTGGACAAAAACAGGTTTTTTTACCGCAGGATTTTGGTCGAGATGGCTTTTATGGAGTCACCCAGAACTCGAAGGTGCGAAAAAGATTATATCTAAGAAATTTAATTTATCTTTTCTTTAAGACCACGACGTTTAAGGTTTGCTTTTAAATTTGCCAATAAATTTGCGCGTGGATCTCGTCTAGTTGGTACTGTTGGTGCACGTGGCACAGGTGGTGCGCGTGGCACAGGTGGTGCACGTGAGACGGGTTGAGAAACTCGACGAACGCGTGGAGCATCTGGTTCCACTGTTCGTAAAAGTGATTTACACGTTCGTATAAGTTTTTTTGAATTTCTAACCTGAATTTCCAAAGCTGGTTGTCGCCGTCTTTGAATTTTCATCTTAAATTCCTTTTCACTCAGAGGAACGCGTTTCCCTTTAATTTTTTTGGTTACGCGAAGACCAAGACGCTTTGCTTCATTTTTTAACAAATCTATCTTCATTTATACTATATGTATCTATTTTTTATTTAAATCTATTAACTGTATCTTTACCAACAAGTGCAGTTTGTGATAATGAACAGCAGCAAAATAATAACATTGCTATCATTACTGGTGGTGTTTTAAAAGGCAGACGCATTATCATCATTGTACAGCATGTAGACGAAATTATACTCGTTATTTTTGAGGCAAGTGTTTGAGTTGAATATGCCATTTACTATTACATTAGAAAAAATTATCTGTTCTATACATTTTCGCCTGAAATGAACCCGTTTGTCCTAAAACAGAAACAGATTCATTTCCATAAAGTTCGCGACACCCCATATCATCCATACAATCACGATTATCGATTGTTACTGGAAGTGGATACACTTGATCACCTGGTGTTGTCGTATAATAATGGTATTGATCACGTCTTCCCCTAACTTCTTTACCGTATAAAGGTAACGTTTCTTCATCCGATCCTACAAGAACGCCCATTTGTTGGACGTATCCAGGTTTATACTCTTTGATTGGTGGGTTTCTAAACTCTCTTTCAACTGGTATTTGAACTGGAACTTCGACTGGAACTCCCACTGGGACACCGACCTGTTTTTTAATAATAATTGGGTTACTTATTTGATATATGATTACAAGTATAAGTACTACTAAAGCAGTTATTAACATTTTTTGCTTTGTCTTAACCTTCATTTATGTATACCAATATTATTTAACAAACCGTTTTCTAAGTTCGTGAAGAGGTTCTAAATCTATTCTATTGAGTCTGTACTGAACGAGTAACCAGAGAAAAAAGAAAATAGATTTTAAGAAATTGTTCGCCTCGGTATCGTCCATTTTATATATAGGCCCCATTACACGCCCAAAGAATGTTTCATCTTTACTGTTTCCCGTTACGACCATTTCCATCTGGGTCAAAGCACATGTATCATCATTGACCGACCAATGAAAAAATATAAATGGTACGAGAATTGAATAAAACTCAAGGTTTTGTTTATTTTTCATAAATGGTACAACCAACATTGTTATGAAAAGTAGTAAATGAATGAAAAATATAATGTTCATATCTATTAGTATGAACGAAGAAAAGAAACTTCCTAAGATATGGCACCCACAACAGGAGAAAATACTAAAGGCATGGGGTGAAGCCGCGGCCTGTTATAGATATATGCACTACCAAGCCTATTGTTCATTTAAAAATTTGAGTATGAAATTTACTATACCACTCATAATTGTAAGTACAGTTACTGGTACTGCTAACTTTGCACAAGAAACATTTCCACCTTCTGTACAACCATTCGTACCTTCAGCTATTGGTGGGTTAAATTTACTCACAGCCATTGCGACAACGATCATGCAATTTCTTAAAATTAACGAACTTATGGAAGGTCACCGCGTTGCTTCTGTACAATATGGTAAAATTTCACGAACAATACGTCTTGAACTTACACTCCCACTTACCGAACGAACACTAAGTGGTACAAATATGATTGAAAATATGCGAACCGAATATGATCGTTTAATTGAACAATCACCTAATGTACCCAAAAAAATGATAGATGCGTTTGAAAAGGAGTTTCCAGATGATAATGCATTCTTCAAACCAGAAATCATGCATATACAACCTATAATACCATTTAAAGCCATTCAGGAAAGTAAGGTTATAACACAATTAAAAGATGCTGTAGGAGGTGTCGCAAAACGAGAACTCAAAAAAGAACTTGATGAGATACGGGGAGTAAAAAAAACTGTTAAAGCCGATATAGAACGTGTACAAGAACGTAAAAATGAAATATCGGATTTAAAAGATAAAGGGATTGTAAGTCTAAAAGGTGATCTCATGAAAGAATTGCGTAGACGTACAGAACTCATGGAAGTTATTACAGAATCACCGAAAGACGATTCACAAGATACGCCACCATAATAAATAGCGTAAAGTTAAAGACTGTAATGCACATCAAGTAAGGAAACAGTTTCCTTTTTAAAGGATCTATCACTCTCGTTTGAAGTGTATTATTTTCCATAATAATATCTAACGCCTGAGTAGCGAGATCCGCATCTTCATTATCATTCGACATGAATGCCTTTGTTACAATACATAAACAAAAAAAGGTTGGTCGTATTTCGCTCCATGACCGCGAAATAAAAGAAATTACGTCTCTGTTAGAAAACGGTAAGAATGTCTTTTTATGTGGTGCGGCTGGTGTCGGAAAAACATTCGTTCTTAATAGAATTCTAGATGAGACAAATAGTATAGAAATATACGATGAAGTCTTACGTAAAAAGGATATATTCATGGGTACGATAAAAAATTCAAATATGTATGCCTATATAGACGATTATGAATCAGATACAGCATATAAAAGTATAGTGGAAACCATATGTGAAGGTGGTCGAGTTACAAAAAAACCATTACTCGTTACGTCTAAAAATGTACACATGTTACCTAATTTTAAACTCGTGTTCCTACCGAAACGTAAACCTGAAACTATTCAGTGGTTAAATAAAAATCACCCACGTTCAAAAATAGCCTCCGAAAAGTGTAAAGGAAATATAGGAAACTATTTCAATTATCTCGAATATAGCGATGAAAAGGATATTTTTAAATCGTCAAAAGAAATTATTGAAGATTTCTTTTGTAAACCGGGTACTGTAGATATAGAAGAAACTATACATGAACATGGGCACATTTGGGGAGCCGTACATGAAAATTATCTCGGGGCTAACCCGGAACACCCCGACAAAATCATGCATGCATTAATAAATGCAGATACATTCGATACAGAACTTTATAAAGGTGAATGGGATTTCATGCCTTATTTTGTTTTATACGCCATGAAAATACCAAAAATATATACGTGTAACACCTTAATTGAACCCGATACAATACGACCAGGGAGTGCGTGGACAAAATACGGGAACCAGAAAATGCGTGAACAGAAGATTCGAAGTATACAGTGTCGTTCCCATACAAAAATGAGTCATCATGAATTCATGCTTTTACGTGAGTATGCAAAAAAAGGTGACGTCTCGAAGTTTAAAGAGTATAATCTAACACCCCAGGATTTTGATGTTATGAACCACCTTGGTTTACAGAACAAACTAAAACAACGGGAGGTTACTAAAATCAAAAAAATGATTAAAGAAGATAGTCTAAATTAACTAAATGAATACAACTACAGCACCCACTGAAGAAACAGATGAATTTAAAGTATCTCGGGTCATCGGTAACGAAATTTTCTATTATGGAGAAATTACAGATGTTGATATTCTCGAGTTCATTGAAGATTTTAAGAAACTCGAAATTGATCTTCTTAAAAGGAAGGCTGAACTTATAGGGTACGAACCAGTCATACATTTTCATATATGTAGTGAAGGTGGTGATTTATTCGCGGGGTTAAGTGCCATGAACATTATAGAAAAATCACGTGTTAAAGTCATTACTATAGCACAAGGTGTATGTTGTTCCGCTGCTACGTTTCTCCTTTTGGGTGGTCACGAACGTCGTATAGGTAAGAATGCACACGTTTTGATACACCAAATATCCACGAACGGGTTCTGGGGAAAATATGAAGAACTCAAAGACGAAATGAAATCGTGTGATAAACTCATGGATATGATTACAAAAACATATAAGGAAAAAACAACTATACCCCAAAAACAGTTTAAGAAAATTATGAAACGTGACGTATATTTAGACCCACAAGAGTGTATCAAGTATAATGTTGTTCATTCGATTGATTAGACCTACGAGGTCGAGGTTTGTTCAAGTCTACGTGTCTCTTATATAAACCGATAATGGTCGCTATTATAAGAAATATACATAGAGTATTCGCATTTATAGGAATAATATTGTTTTCTGGAGGCCTAAGTCGCTCCATTCGTTTATAATCTACAACTGGTGGAACACTACTCATATATTACTACTATAATGGAAACAATTTTTAAAACGGATAAAAACGGCAATCAAAGATACACGTCTATCAGAGTTCAAAAACTGAAAGACGGTACTGCCAATATTATTAAAGCAACAGGTGTTGTTGATGGTAAAGAATCTATCTCAACAACACACGTTCCGCTCGGATACGAGAGTGCCCTGAAACGAGCAAAAACTATTTGGAAGAATTTACAGGTACCAGACGTTATGCCTATGTTGGCAAACAAATGGGACGATCGTAAAAAGTATATATCGGAACCGTTCTACGTTCAACCGAAACTTGATGGAGTTAGATTACTCGTCTCGAATAAAGGTGGGATTTCACGTACGGGAAAACTCGTTCCGGGAACCGAGTATCTCGGTAAAGGTCTCAAAGACGGTGAGTACCTCGACGGTGAGTGTTACGATCCAAACAAAACGTTCGAGCAAATTACGAGTTTGTTTAAAACAGACCCGAAACAACTCGAGTTTTATGTTTTTGATTATTTCGATGTGAATCGTCCCGATTTACCGTTCGAGGAAAGGTGTAAGCATCACGTCACGGTCGAAACGAAACTTGTTCGTAAGAAAACGTGTTTGAAACAGTTCCATGAGAATTTTGTTTCACATGGCTATGAAGGTACCATGGTTCGTGAACCTTCGAGTATTTACGAAAACGGGAAACGAAGTAATTACCTGTTAAAGTTTAAGGATTTCATGACGGAAGAGTATGAAGTTATTGACGCAAAGACGGGACACGGTCGTGATGCGAATGCCGTCGTATGGGTATGTAAAACGGAAAATGGAAGTACATTCTGTGCTCGACCCGAAGGTACGATCGAACAAAGAGAGTATTTTTACTCAAATAAAGAGAAGTATTTTGGAAAAATGTTAACCGTAAAGTTCCAAAACTTAACAGAACTTGGGATTCCAAGGTTTCCCATCGGGATAGTATTTAGAGATTATGAATAAATATATTATATTACACAAATGAAAAGAGTTGCTATTGATATCGACGAAGTTCTCGTCTCGTTCGTAAGACCTATGGCAAAGTTCCGTGGACACAAAATGCCGACCGCCCAAAAGTACCCGTACGTGTATAGAGATATGTTCAATATTACCGAACCCCAATCGCGTGACATGGTCCATGATTTTTACGAATCCGAGGCGTTCGCGAAACTTAAACCGATCCCAGGTGTGTGTAAACAAATGGGATATTTACGCAAACACGCCGATACAATGTATATCGTCACGGGTCGCCAAAGTTACGCACATGATCAGACTGAAAAATGGCTCGAGTACTGGTTTCCCAATACATTCGATGATCTTATCATGACTAATAGTTATACAAACCATGAAATTGAGAAACACGAAATCTGTCGAAGTCTTGCCCTCGACTCAATCATTGATGATAGTTTTGACGTGTGTACCAAATGTAACCGTATAGGTATCGACGCGTATAACATTGTCGGGTACGGTAAGATACGGTACCCGTGGGCTATACAATCAAATATGCAGAGAGTTTGGGATTAAGATGCGTAACGAATTATGACTATACCTGATCCACCGTCGCCATCATTAGTGTCATTACCATGTGAAGCACCACCACCACTTCCCGTGTTTGCTCCAGCACCACCACCACTTCCGCTTGATGAGTCTACTCCATCTGAACCAGAATTCAATGCACTACCTCCCCCACTTCCAGCAGTGGAACCAGAACCACGAATTGATCCACCTCCACCACCACCTAAACCACCGTCACCAGCAGTACCGTTAGTATATGCTGAACCACCTCCACCACCTGCCCAGTAATAGTTATTTCCATCTATATTAACCTGTGTACCTACACCACCATCACCACCTGTCGTCGACGTGGCGTTATCACCCACGGCACCGGAACCTCCACCACCACCGAACATATAGGAACCCGATCCAGTACCAGTACCGCCACCATAACCCTGACCTGAAATACCTGTACCGGGGGTAGATCCACTCACACCCGCCCCGCCTCCTGAACCACCATTTTGAGCCGCATTCGGTGATGTTTGACACCCACCACCACCACCACCGGTAGGTGCTATAGAATTGAAAGATGAAGCAGAACCGTTATTCCCTTGTCGATCGGTACCACCAGTTCCACCGCTACCAACGACGACTGTATAAGAAGTTGCTGTTATAGACATTGCTGTACCCCCTAAATTCGTAAGTAATCCACCTGCACCACCACCACCCGCATTGTGTCCACCGCCGCCGCCACCGCCAGCGACTACAAGATATTCAACAGAAAGAGATTTAGACGGAACAAAATTCCCAGAACTTGTGAATGTATGTACAACGTATCCGGTAATATAAGTTATCGTACCACCCGTCGCGAAAGCTTGTTGAAGAAACGATTTCGCATAGTTCCAAAACTTAAGGTTCTTAATGAATCCATTATAGTCTTCGCCAATTTTTATCGTCTTCGCACCCGACGCGATCGTCGGGGTTGTTTGTGAAATTAATACATTATTCATG